AATCAGAAAAGTTTAATCATAAAACAATTAAGATACCTTTGATTACAGGAGAGTAAAATGGCTAGTAAATACAAAATAATTAAATTAAAATCAGGTGAAACTCTTATCTGCACATTGGGTGAGATAAAGAAAAAGACTATTATATTAGAGAGACCTATGCATTTTTCTTCTCATGTTGTAACAGACGGTACTCAGTTAATGGGCACTGAAATGCTTTTAATGAAGAATTGGATTGAATTCTCACCACAAAATACTGTGGAAATTCCACTGGATCATATTGCTGCTGTTATTCGTCCTGATGAAAATATTATCTCCTGTTACGATATTGAGAAGCGTAGAGAAGATGATCCCGTTTTAAAGGAAGAATACCGTAATGCAATAAGGGAACTGGCTAAAATAATACCACCACCCACAAGCGCAAAAAGACCCATTAAGTCTAATAACGAAATTAATAAATTACCTGAAGTATTGAATATTGGGTTTACTGTTCCTAAAGAACTTATTCCGGATGTATTAGATGCCTTAGGTGTTCATCTTCCAGAAGAAGTTGAGGATCGTATTCAAAAACGATTAGATGAACAAGAAAAGAAATATAAGAAAATTATTAAAAAGAAACCTCTTCCCCCAAAGCCTAATAAAGATACTCTAGGCAATGACTGGACTGACTGGTCTGCTGATCCTAATGACCTTATATAACTAGTTACTAGTAACTAGATTACCCTTCATTATACCAGACACCGAGGATTGTAACATACAGTTTTTTCTTGTCAAGAGAAAAATTAAATAATTTTACTTGCTTTATCCCAAATATGAGTTATACTGTACAGGTATAAGTTATATACTCAAATCAAATGAAACGAATTATGATATGTCTAAAAAAAGAATAATAGAAGATGAAGACGATGGTATACCTGATGTTGTGTTTGGAGCAGTAGAAGAAAAAGTTAAACGTAAGCCAGAGAATTATGTTGATAATAAAAAGTTCTTTGCTGAAATGATTACATGGAAAGCGGCTGCAAAGGAGTGTAGAGATACAGATGATCCAATTCCTCCTGTAACAGAATACATAGCCATGTGTTTCTTTAAAATTGCAGAAAACTTAGCAAAGAAACCTAACTTTGTTAATTACCAGTTTAAAGAGGACATGATTGGAGACGGTATTGAGAATTGTCTTCAATACTGTGAAAACTTTGATCCAAAGAAATCAAACAATCCATTCTCATACTTTACACAAATAATATACTACGCCTTTCTACGAAAGATACAAAAGGAAAAGAAACAAAACCTTATTAAATACAAGTATCTTAATTCTTTAGATATAAAAGGAGACTTTCACGACATTATACGCCTGATGGGTATAACTGAAGATGAAGGAGAATACTATAGAAAGATAACGGAAGAAACCGTAGTTAAGAAAAAATTAATTAAAAAGAAAAAGAAAAAGAAAACTAAACTATTTGAGGATGAAGACTAATGAGTAAAATTGCATTTGTTACAGACACACATTTTGGGTGCAGAAACGACTCTCCACAATTCCTAGAGTATTTCTTTGAGTTCTTTACAGAACAGTTCTTTCCGTATCTTAAACGGAACAATATAACAAAGGTTATTCATTTAGGAGACCTGTTAGATCGTAGAAAATATGTAAACTTCTTAACCCTATCCCGTGTACAGAACGAGTTTATCAAGCCAATTAAAGAGGCTGGTATTGAATTTCATTGTATTATAGGAAATCACGATACTTACTATAAAAACACAAATGATCTTAATTCAGTTAAAGAATTATTTGAGAACTCTATTCACATCTACAATAAACCTCAAATTGTAACTGTTGCTGGGTTTGAATTTGCTGTAGTGCCTTGGATTAATAGAGAAAACGAATCCCAGTGTATGGATTTTATAAAAACTGCAAAAGCAGACATTCTTTTAGGGCACTTAGAATTGCGTGGTTACGAAGTTCTTCGTGGTATTAAGTCAGAAGAAGGAACTGATCCTAAATTGTTTGCCCGATATGAGAGTGTCTATAGTGGTCATTTTCACCACAGACAGAGCAATGAAAATGTTCATTACCTAGGAACTCCTTATCAAATTACATTTAATGATGTCTACGGTAAGAATGGCTTCTATATTTTTGATACAGAAACCCGAATCATGGATTTTCAAGAAAATGAAGAAAAAATATTCTATTCAATTCGATACAATGATAAAGAACATGATATGGGGGCTATTGATTTTAGTAAATATCGTAATTGTTTTATTAAAATAATAATAGAAGAAAAAACTAAGAATTATATGTTTGACAAATTTGTAGACAGCATGTACAATGCGGAAGTTGCAGAATTAACTGTTGTGGAGCAGATACTCCCTGTAGGGGCTGAAAACGAAGAGCCAATAGACACTAGCAAGGACACAATTACTATTATTAATGATGAAATTGACCGAATGAGTGAAGTAACAAACAAAAATAAACTTAAAACCATTATTCACGACCTTTATATTGAAAGTCTATCCGAATAATATGATAAATACAGATATGAAACCACAATTACCGTCCATACACAATTACAAACTGATAGAAGAGACTGATGGGGTTACTCGTATAGAGTGCCTAGAATGGTCTAGGATTGATTTAGAAGCGTTCCTAGAGGAAGAATGTCTAAACCCCACCCAAATTCCTGGAGGTTTCTATGTAGAAGCAGGATTTGAAGAGGTATGTGAGGTTTTTGAAGGATTAGAGGGTGATTTTTTAACAGAAGCTAGTGCAATCCGTAAAGTGGTAGTTCGCAAGGGCAGAAGAATGATTATTTTTAAGTGTAGACCTGGTCAAAAAAAGGTTAAACGCCAATGTGTTCGTAGACCAGGAGCAGAACTTGCAAAAATGAAAAGACGTGCTAGAATGAGTGCTCGCAAGTCTAAAGGAAAACGATCAAGTACAAATCGTAAACGAAAACTATCAATGAAGCGTCGTAAAGGTATTCCCTCTAGTAGAAAATAACAATTACTATTCTATATTATGTTAATGATTAAAAAAATAAAGTGGAGAAATTTCCTGAGTACAGGAAACGCCTTTACCGAAATAAACCTAACAAAGAAAAAGACCACTCTGATTAGTGGTCCAAACGGATCAGGAAAAACTACATTTCTTGATGCGGTTGTGTTTGCTCTTTTTGGCAAGCCCTACAGAAACATTAATATTCCACAATTGGTTAATAGTGTGAATCAAAAAGAGTGTCTAGTTGAGATTAATTTTGATATTGGAGGTTCCGAGTACCGTGTAGTTCGTGGCCTTGCCCCAAAGATTTTTGAAATATTTAAAGATAATATTCTTATCAATCAAGATTCCAAAACAAAAGACTACCAAAGAATGTTTGAAGAGAACATCTTAAACATGACCTACAAATCTTTTTGTCAAGTTGTTGTTCTTGGATCTACGAATTACACACCATTCATGTCCTTAACAGCAGCAGAGCGTAGAGATATTGTAGAGGCTCTTTTAGACATTGATGTGTTTTCACAAATGAATTCTATTCTTAAAGTTAAGATGACTGAAAGCAAAGAAGAATTAAAAGATCTGCAACAAAAACTTGCCATTCTTAAAGAACGAACAGAAGCACAGAAAAAGTATATTCAGACACTAGAGACAAAGAGCAAACTGTCTATTGACAGCAATACAAAAGAAATTTCAGAGGCTTTGGACTACAACACTACAGCAGAAAAGTCAATTACAGACTATATGGATATTATCTCAAAAGAAATGCTTGGCATTAAAGAAAAAACAAGTCTTGAGAACAGTATGCTTCAGACTGAGAGTGAAATTAAATCCCTAAAGGCCTCAATTCGACAAATTGAAAAAGATATACAGTTTTACACGAATACAAACACATGCCCTTCGTGTTCACAAGAGATTACAGAAGAACATAAAACTAAGAAGATCTCTAGTTGCACCCTACAAAAAGAAAACACTGATACTAAAATTACAGATTTTATGAAAACGGTAGAAAAAATTGAAACTGCTATATCTTCCTTTTCTAAATCAGAAAAGAAAATTCAGGATTATCAGGACAAGGTTAAAACCCTACAGTCTGATATTACAGGCAACAATCAATATGTTGCAAAATTAAACAAACAGATCACAGATTTCAACACAGGTGATACCGACAGTATTCGCTCTGAAACCGATGAATTAAATAAAACCCTAGAAGAAGCAAAGGTTCTATTAGAAAATAAAAGATTGATTGAAGAGGACACATCATACTATGCTATTGCTGCTAACCTAATGAAAGATACTGGTATTAAGAGTAAGATTATTAAATACTATTTGCCTGTAATGAACAAAATCATTAATCAATACTTGGATCAGATGAGTTTTTTTGTTCAGTTTGAATTAGATCAATCGTTTACTGAAACAATTAAAAGTCGCCACAGAGATGTGTTTACTTACGCTAGTTTTAGTGAAGGCGAAAAGCGTAAGATTGATCTAGCATTACTTTTTGCTTGGCGTGAAGTGGCCAAGATTAAAAATTCACTTAATTGTAACCTTTTGGTGTTTGACGAAGTATTAGACGGAAGCCTTGATGATTCTGCTACAGAGTGTTTCTTAAACATTCTTAAAACTTTCAAAAAGGATTGTAATATTTTTGTTATATCACACAAGTCAAAAGATATTTTACAAGATAAATTCAAAGACCACATAATGTTTATTAAGAAAAACAATTTTAGTAGGATAGCATAATGCCAAAACGTGAAGCATACGACAATAGCGAACCACAATGGATTCCATCATTTGATGAAGACATGATGAGTAATTTTATTCTTCGTCACTCTAATTGGTGCAATTTCAATTGGGACAAACAAGATTACAAAGAAAATACCCTAAATTATATTATCAAGGATAAACCCCTGCATAAAATTGTATCAGGTGTTAGTTTTATGAATAATGGATTCAGAACTATTGGATCATTTTGCCGAATGGCAGAAATGGGATTTCCTCTTTCAGATAAAATTAAACAAAAGATTAAAGAGGAAGTATCTGAACTAAAGAAACAAAAACAGGAAGTGGTTCAGGAAAATGTAAAGATTAGTATTCAGGAAAAAATTAAAGAAAGAATTTGTGATATTCTTGAAATGATAGAAGTTCGTGTAGACGAGTTTATTGAATGCTTGGTAAAGGATAAAAATTGCGCCTTTAACCCTTCAGCCTTATTTGCACATATTGGTGTAAAACCGGTTCATACTGCAAGAATTATTTCTTCATTTGAACCACGCGTAAAGGAAATTGAATCTGCTCTTGGTGGTGACGAGGAACTTATGGAAGGCTACTCGTTTTTAGGTAAGGTTAAACTTAAAAAATATCTAGAGTTTAACAAGGGTATTGTGGAAACCTGTAGAAGTATTGTTACAGACAAGCCCAAGCGCAAAAAGAAAAAGGTTAAGCCAGAAGTCGTGGTTAAGGGTCTAAAGTACCTAATTGAAGACACAACTCTAGGAATTCGTTCTATTGACCCTAAAACTATTTTAAATAAAAAGTCTTTAATAACATACAATACTAAAAATAAAAAATCAACCCTATTAGTATCTGACTACGGTCTTTCGGTTAAGGGCAGTAGTATTATTGGATTTAACCCTATTTTATCCACAACAAAACGAATAAAGGATAAAAAAACACTTTTCCCCTTGACAAAAGGAAATACTGGTGTACAATCTTACTTCAAGAGTATTAAATCTAAAGAGTCTGTAGCAAAGGGCAGGATTAACAAGGATACACTTCTAATAGGAGTTCAATAATGATTTTAGTAGATAATTCACAACTGTTCTTTTCTTCTTTCTTTGCCCACAATCGTGAGCCAAGTCTAAACCTAAATGAGGAACTTGTTCGCCATACTTTAATTTCTGAATACGCAGATATCAATAAGAGATTCAAGAAAAAGTATGGCGAATTAGTTCTTTGTCAAGACGCTGGGAATTATTGGAGAACTGATGTATATTCGGGTTATAAAAAGGGTAGAAAAGAATTAAAGAAAACTGATACGGGAGTTGATTGGCAAAAACTTTATGACCTGTTTCATAATATAAAAAAAGAAATTGCTCAAAACTTGCCGTATCAAAATATTCAGGTGGCTAAATGTGAAGCAGATGATATTATTTTTGTGGCTTGCAAACACGCCCCAACAACAGAAAAGATCTTGGTGGTGTCTTCTGATAAAGATATGATGCAATTGTATCGTTATAAGAATGTAGATATATATAACCCAAGAAATTCTGCAATTACACCACGGCCAAGTGATGTAGAGGCTATGCTTATGGAACATATTATTAGAGGAGATGCCTCTGATAGTATTCCTAATATTCTAACTCCAACAAAAGATTATCTTTCAGGAATTAGACAAAAACCAATTACTAAAAAAAGATTATTAGATTTTCAAATAAACGGTGGTATGGATAAAAATAATCTAGAAAGAAACCAACAACTCATAGATATGTCCTATATACCTATAGAGTATGAGGATAGGATTGTTGAAGAGATGGAAAAAGAATTTACACCAGACCGGTCTAAAATCTTTAATTACTTTGTTGAGAATAAAATGAAATTATTGATGGATTCAGTGCATAACATATAAAGGATATATTATGAAACAAACAGCATTACTTATTCCTGAAGTTTTTGATATGATACGAAAACAAGGGGACAACACAGAGGCAAAAATTAAACTTATGCAAGAAAATCAAACAGCAGCAATGCTTGAGGTTCTTCAGCGTGGATTTGGCGATCATGTATCACCATACGAAAAAGATTTTATCACTTATCGTCCTGATGATTCTCCACACGGATATCCGTATACTACCCTGTATAAAGAGTATTCTCGTATGGAATATTTTTATTATGGTCCAAAGTTTATTGAGAATCAAAAAATTCGTGAAAGAAAATTGATTGGCATTCTTGAATCTGTGCATTGGACAGAGGCTAATTTGTTAGAGAATATGTTTACTAAAAAATTGAGTGTTTACGGTTTAACAAAGGAAATTGTGAAAGAGGCATTTCCTAATTTAAAAATTTAAGGATATTATGGAAGAAAGAGAAACAATAAAAAATATGTTGGAAACATTTTCAACAGATACTCTAAAAATTGCATTAAATTTTGCTAAACAAATTAACGAACAAACAATCAATATGAATCCAGGTGTTGTTGATAAATTAACACAAAATCCAATTAAAACAGAATATGTTGACAGCGGTGTAGTTCCAATTCCAGAAAAAACAAATATTCTACAAAAGGCTACTTCAGCAGCCAAGGCTATTGTGTCTAAGGGTCTTACAGGAAAAAAAGCTCCTGATTTAACAAAAGCGTTGCGTGTTCTGAGTTGTCATGGTGATGATACATTTTCAGCGTGTCCTTATAGAGAGAATAGTGTTAAATATCCTAATTCTTTTTTTTGTGGGGCTTGTGGGTGTGGTGATAAGAATATAACTCAACTGGTTAATAGAACTGAAAATGATGGTAGTATAATGTATTCAAAATTGGATTTTCCTGATATTCAATGTCCACTTAAAATGCCTGGATTTAGAAATTATAGCGAAACTGAATTGGATTCCGAAGAAAATAAAAATTCTCGAAAGATTTATCTTGAAAATACTCGTGGTATCGGTTATATTAAGGAACATTCTTACATAAAGGTAGAAAAAAATAATGAAAACAGCAGAACAGAAAGTGAACAACCAAATGAGCAACCCAACCCAAACACTGAAAATCAGCAAAGCAACGATTGATATTCTAAAGAATTTTTCAACCATTAATTCTAGTATTCACGTTCCTGGTGGCAACACACTCTATACAATTTCTGCCACATCAAATATTGTAGCCGAAACAAAGATTGCAGAA